TTAACGGACTTTGACTCCGTCACTCGTGGGTTCAAATCCCGCTATCCCAGCCATGCGTAAATCCTCTCTGTCATTGCGATTGAGGGGGTTTTTCTTTTTGGGATTTTTGTGTTGTAATTGGCGATTACGCCACAATTACGCCATTGTGTATTTGTTAACTGCTTCAGACAGTATCTTATAATCATCCATGTGTGTGTAACCGCCGGTTACTTCTAAAGACTGATGACCGAGAATTTTCGATACAACGGCAGTCGGCATTCCTCGTGCCTGCATCAGCGTGCTATATGTGTGTCGTGTTGAATGCGGCGGTAAAACTTCTATAGGCTGCTTTCCGTCGGTCGCAAGTTGCTTATTAAGACGATCGAAGAACCACATATATCTGCTTCGCAGGCTTGATTCTGTGACAATGTAATCAGCGATAACAAACTTCTGAGCTCTGTTGATTTTTTCTTCAATAAAAGTCATTACATTCTTATTGATAGGTACTATTCGTTCCTTGCCGTTCTTTGGTGGGCCTATCGTTCCATCACGCTTAACAGCACTGTCGATAAGTACACAGCTACGTTTAAAATCAAACTTTCCCGGTGATAGAGCTCTCAGCTCACCGGAGCGTATTCCTGTTGACAAAAGAATGATTATCGGAAGCCCGAAAGTATCGTCGTTTTTTGCAAAATTTAAGATTTCGATTGCATCTTCCTCTGTGTAACTTTGCTTCTGCCCTGCTTTCTTCTTGGCTATCTGTGCTCTTGTAACGGGATTCTTTGTGCAATAATCGTTGTCTACTGCGTCCTCAAATAAGGCGTTCAACAAAAAGCGTAACCGCTTCCGAATACTTTGGCTGTAATCAAGGTTCGCAAAAAAATCGGTAATATGGATGGGCTTGATGTCACTCAAACTCATTTTGCCTATCTTATGATCGCTCACTTTTTGTAAGAGATACTTATATTCTTCAAACGTGCTTCGCTGTATGTTGTTTTTCTTGTATGTGTCCAGCCATACAGGAATCCATTCTGACAGCGAATAGTCGTCGGTTGCTCGCTTTGATTCTCCGCCGCTCTTGATAAACTCTTTGTACTTCTTACGGCATTCTGATTCCGTAGAGCCGTAGAATCGGTAACGTAATCTTTTTCCGAAAATATCATAGCCATCACTTATGGTCAATTCTATTTGGCCTGTTTTAAGTTTTCTGAAACTTCCGTCGCCCTTTTTGCGTGCTCTCATAATAAACACCTCCTAAATTTTTTCCCCGTCAGCAGAAGTTGACGGGGAATTTAATTTATCTTTCGTATCCTTTTGATTTTTTCTTTTTGGGTTTTATTTCCTGTGTTTGCTGATAACCCGATACTAAATCTGCGTGACAGTTTTCGCATTTTTTGGCGCAAGCGTCATTTATGTGTGCACAGTTAGGACAACATATTTTTTCGCTCAATTTCACTTCCTCCTTTCTGTTGGGATGTGTATTATATAAAAATATAATAATCTTTTAGTCAGCTATAGTTGATAAGAAGGCGTTGTATACTTTATATTTCTTTACCCAGATTTGCTATCTCTCTGTCAAGCTCCTCCTCACTTGGAACATTGTCATATTTTTTCATCGTTCTTTGTGATACAAAATCTGTTACAAGAGTATTATTGCCTGCAAGAATGTCTGCAACAATTTTCTTGAATGTCGCAAAACTGACGATAGAATCAGGAATTTCGAGCTTTTGACAAGCAATAAGCATTTTAGGTACATAATAGTCTTTGTATTCATAAATAGCTTTTTTGACAGCCGGAGCGATGATAAGCTGATAAGAAGCTAAATTTCCGCCATCTTCTAATCCTGACAAATCTATGCGAAGAGTGTAAAGATAATACTGTAAACTTTCCTCGTAATTCTTAGAACTTTTAGACAGTTCAGCTAAAGAAAGCAGTACGTTACGATAAGCACAGTATTGTTGCTCTTGCAAAGCGTCGTTAAGCCTTCGGCTGAGTATAGCTTTCGCTACTTCATCAGGCACAGTATCGCCAAGATTTCTTTTCTCTGAAATATACTCGTCAACTGTAATACCGTATCTCTGGTACTCTATAGCTGTCAGCAATTCGGCGTGCTCTTTGATAAAATCATTTCCTGCGTCTGTAAGAATACAGTCGGTAACGCCCTTTATTGTTCCAGAATGCTGTAATAAACCTCTGCCTATCATCTGTTCTTCTTTTGAACGAGGATCGTCTATTTTGCATTCATAGCGCATCCATTTTGGAAAAGAACTGTGCTTTCCTTTAACATACCAGTTAAGAAAACGAGTATTAGCAAGATCATCATCTGCATTTGTTGGTTCGGCAAGAGGCTCTGCAGAAGTCGGGTTGTTTTCTACCGACTGTTTTTTCTTACCGAAGAGTAAATTAAATAGGCTCATTTGTCACCTCTTATGTATTTCGCCGCTATCTGCGGCGATTGTGCTCTATAAAATCTCTGAATTGATCGTATAATCTGCGCTCTAATGGCGATGTTAAAAAGCGATTACGTCTATAGAGTTCTTGCATACGCTCAGCGCGAAAGCCTGCTGCTTGCAGAGAAATATTACAAGTTTCGGATATTTCTTCGGCTGTATGCAAATCAAGCCCCCATAAGACACAAGCGGGTGCTAATAGCCGTGCCGCAAACATATCTGCTTGTGTTTCAAGTTCAGGCTTGACTTCTGTACGCGCTCTATTGAGTTGTGTTACATCGTCACCTAAATGCCCGAGTAGGAAATGTCCGAGTTCATGAGCGATCGAAAATCTGCAACGAGATTTCGGCTCTGTATTGTTGACTACTATTGCTATTTCAGAGTTTATTTTTACTATCCTCCCGCTTTCGTTCGCATTGAGATAGTTATTATCATCATCAATAACATCGATGTCGTAAATGCGGCAGATACTGCCTATAGGCACAGGCAATGATCTGATGTTACAATCAAGCAGACACTGCCAGCTCGCGTTACGGACGTTTTTGTATTTTGCATAGTCCATTTAATCACCTCAGGGTTATTGTTTACCTTGAGATGATTTTTATTTATTCATTAGTCGTACTTGTCGTTTTGCGGTATTGCTCTTAATATTCTTTCTGCTTCGCTCTTTGATATTTTCTTTTCCCCGGGTTCATCGCCTCCGCGTGCGGCGGTCTGAATTGTTACATATTCTTCTTCGTCCGGCTCAAGAAGTGTATCAACGATCGCACTATCTCTTTTGTTGAGTTTTTGATATCTGTCGTACAGTGTAGCCGAAAATAATGTATTCGGCATCGGTAGTCCGAAACAATTGGATATTTTTCTTGCTAAATTTATGCTGACTAACTTGTGCCCCTCTTCGATATTCTTAATTGTTTTTTCTGTACAGTGAAGCACTGAAGCAAATTCAGCACGGGTCATGTTTTTACTTTCGCGCAGATATTTAACAACATTTGATGACGAGCGGTATTCAAGGGGATTATAATTGCCCTGTAATAGTAAGTCGGTATTATTGCTAATTATTCTCTCCATAGGAACATCATATCCCATAAGCCATGCTTCGTCTACGTCAAGAGCCTGTGCTAAAAGATAGGTTCGCTTTTGTTTGGGCTTAAAAGCTCCGGAAATATACTGGCTCATTGCAGACTTAGGTATCCCTGTTTTTTCACACAGTTCTGTTTGGTTGATTTTCCTCATATCCATAGCTTGTTGTAATCTTATATGAAATTCGGTCATAGTAAAGACCTCCTTTTCTTCAGTATATCATACAGTTTAGAAAAAATCAAGAAACTTTTAAAAAAATTTAGAAAATCTAAAATTTTATCTTGACAATTTGAAAATTAGTTGCTATAATTAGTTTAGAAAATCTGAACAGGAGGTGAAAGAGTGGCATTTTGTTATTCAAAACTTTCGGGCAGAATAGTTGAAATCTTCGGCACACAGTCAGCTTTTGCTGTTAGTATGGGCTTTTCAAAGGCTACATTATCACAAAAACTAAATAATAAGACCGAGTTTTCACAAGAAGAAATATATAAAGCTATCAATCTGCTTAAGCTTAATGCAAGCGATATACCTTTATATTTTTTTACCCTGAAAGTTTAGAAAATCTAAACTGCAACAACCAAAGGAGGTGAGAACATGGAAGCCAACATTGAAAGAGAATGGGAAGAAAAGTACAAGCCTGCTATTCTCCGGCATAAGAAAGTGCCAAAGGAGATAGTAGCCGATTTGCTTGACGTATCAACACAGACGGTTGATGATATGCTTCGCTCGGGTGATTATCATTTTGGTATTGCACGGCATTGTGCAGGCGGTAAATACAAGTATGAGATTCATCCATTGCGATTTATAGCGTGGTACGAAGGAAGGTTACTTTAATAAGGAGGTAAAAATGAAAATATCTAAGATAATTGCCCGTATACTGTCCCTGCTCCTCAGAGCCTGGATAACAGCCTCTGCGGCAGTGATGATGTACATACAGATGTCGGTGCTGGCGTATGCCCAGAGAGGATACAAGGCAATCGGTGGCGAAATGCTCCCCGTTGCAATAGTCGCTGTTGCGGTCTGGTACGGGCTGGGATGGCTTATGAAGGTATGGTATAGGGATATGATAGGAGGTGGACATGATGACAGATCTTGAGCAAATCGCCAAAGAAGCCACCGATCACGGCATGACGTATGGCGAGTATGTGACCTGGAAGGCGAGAGCCACAATTGAGCAACAGCAAAACTACCGCCGGGCAAGGCAGGTGGCGGAGATACAGAGAAAGAGAGGGAAGAAGAAATGAAGTACAAGGTAACAGCTACGTTTGATGCAATAAACGAGGCAATGGCGCTTGTCAATGCTCTTGTCGGTGTTGTCGATGAGGTCGAGATGATTGACGAGGAGGAGGAAGATGATAATCAGATATGAGAAGCCCATTATCAAGACTGCCGCAGAAATGAAACCCGGCGACATCTTCCGTACTGAGTACGGAGATTACGGCAACTGGTGTGAGTTTGTCTTTGAAAGCTGTAATGCATACCTTTTCGATATGACAGAAATACACTTCCATAGAAAAGGACATACGCAAAGCGAAACGTGCTACAGTATGACAAGAATAAACAAAGAGGTCTATGAGGTTGTCGGTAGAGAGAAAAAAAGAGCTCCCGTAAGGGAGCAAAACAAAATCTACAAGATAAGTATAACACAGGAGAATAAAATGTCAATACCTCAGATAAACGAAGATGAAGAACAGATACTCCGATGTGCAATTGCATCCTATGGCGAGATGGCACAGGAAGATATGTTGTTTGAAGAGATGTCCGAGCTTGAGAAAGCAATTTTGAAGCTCAGACGCACAAGATATATGGACGAAAGCAAGCGTGCTGATGTAATTGAGGAGCTTGCAGACGTGTACATAATGGTAACACAGATGTATATGCGTTTCTGCTGTACGAAAGAAGAAAAGGCTCTGTTCGGTGTCAATCTTCATAAGAAGATAGAGCGACTCAGCCAGTACATAAAGAGGGAGTTTCCGTGAAAGCTGTAATGCACACCTTTTTGATGCGACAGAAATACACAAAGTGGTCTATGAGGTTGTCGGTAGAGAATCAGTATAAAGGAAAAAGGCTGTCACAAGGACGACAGCCATAAAACAAACAAAAACGTTATTACAGTAATTATATCACAATATGAAAGGAATGTCAATGGTAACACCATTACAAGAACAAATTGAACTTCTCATCGGACCTATAACACAGGACGAGTTCTGGACGGCAGTACCTAAGGCACACGCAAAGCTGTGGCGGATAGTCGAACGTGAGGGCAATCCGGACGGCAAGAGACTGACGATTGATTATGCGGTACAGCTGATAGCAGAACAGATAGAAGCGGGCAGAATGATAAAGAGGACAGCGTATGGATTTTGGAAGAGCACAATTGAACTTGTGTGATGAAATTATTGTAGATAATTTTGCAGGTGGAGGCGGAGCAAGTACAGGCATTGAGTTGGCTACAGGAAGACCTGTAGATATAGCGATAAATCATGATCCCGATGCCATATCAATGCATACGATAAATCATCCGTATACAACGCATTATTGTGAAAGCGTGTGGGATGTTAATCCCTACGAGATTTGCATGGGTCGTAAAGTTGGTTTAATGTGGTTATCGCCTGATTGCAAACATTTTTCCCGAGCTAAAGGCGGAAAACCAGTTAGCAAAAGTATCCGAGGTCTTGCATGGATAGCGCTTCGATGGGCTGCTACAGTCAAGCCAAGAGTCATTATACTCGAGAATGTACCAGAATTTGTAACATGGGGACCTTTGTTGAAGAACGGTTATCCGGATATCAAACAAAAAGGCAGAACATTTAAATCATTTGTAAATGCGCTGAAATATCATGGATATAATGTTGAATGGCAAGAGTTAAAAGCATGCGACTATGGAGCACCAACCATACGCAAACGTTTTTTTCTTGTTGCCAGATGTGATGGAAAACCTATAGTGTTTCCAAAGCCAACACACGGAAAAGGCTTAAAATCGTATAGAACGGCAGCCGAATGTATAGATTGGTCAATTCCTTGCAACTCCATTTTTGACCGCAAAAAATTGCTTGCTGATAATACTATAAGGCGAATTGCGAAAGGATTGGATAAATTCACGATTAAAGCCGAACAGCCGTATTTTGTTGTCAATGACAATGATGCAGTGTACGTTCCGTCTATACAGAAATATTACAGCAATGTAATAGGAACAGGTATAAACAAACCTCTTTCAACTATAACTGCTATAGATCATAACGCTCTGCTTTCTCCGTCATTGATACAATATCATACCGAAACATCGAAAAGCGAAGTGAGAGGACAAAGAGTAGATAAGCCGTTAATGACTATTGACGCAAGTCCTAGATATGCGCTGACAGCAGCACATATTGTCAAGTATTATAGCGGAAATAATTTTTCGTCTGTAAAAGAGCCGTTACATACAGTCACAACCAAAGAACGGCACGCCCTTGTAGAAAGCCATTTGTGCATATTGCGTAATAATCAGGATTGCAAGTCAATCGAAGAACCTTTGCCGACAGAATGCACAAGTGCAGGGCATTTTGCGTTAATCAGTACAATGGTAGTCAGATATAATTCAAATTGTTCCCTTAATCATTGGTCAAAAATACGGATGATGCTGAATAAATATTGCGGCTATAATCTTGCAGACAATGAGCTGCTGCTATTATTGATTAACGGTAACTATTACTATATAGCTGACATAGGTATGAGAATGCTCGAACCCCGTGAGCTATACAAAGCGCAGGGCTTTCCCGATGACTATATAATCGACTTTGATGTAAACGGTAAAAAATATAGCCGCTCGGCGCAAATTGCGAGATGTGGTAACGCAGTGCCTCCGCCGTTTGCAGAAGCATTAGTGCGTGCCAATCTTCCCGAGATGTGTAATAAAAAATACAGCAGCATGGAAGAAATAAAACAAGAGGTTGCCGTATGACCTGCTCTCACTGCGGCAAGACCGCAGAGCAAAATAACAACTGGGTATTATGCCCGTACTACAAATATGCACCGGTGTGTATGACGCACTGCTACAGCGACTGTAAAAGGTTTGATATGGCGGTCGGGAAGTGCGTATACACGCTTAGAAAAGCTGAAAGGAACGGTAAAAAGTAATGCCGGAAATAAAAACGCATTGGAAATTGCTTACGAACCCGAATTATCTCGGAGCGTACTCGCTTCCGAACGGCCAGGACATAGTAGTCGTAATTGATTATGTCCGCCGTGAAGAAATAGTAGGCGTAAACGGTAAAAAAGAATACGAGGTAGTGGCACACCTCAAGAACGGTCAGAAGCCGTTTATACTGAATAAGACAAATATGAAGCAGATACAGAAACTGTATAACGCTCCATATATAGAAGACTGGGCAGGCCGTGCCATACAGGTATATTTTGATCCGACCGTGAAATTCGGCCGTGAAACAGTCGGCGGACTGAGAATACGTCCGACAGTACCGCAGATAGCTCAGACCGAAAGAACTTGTGCCGACTGCGGAAAAGAAATAGCAGGTAACGGCAAATTCTCTGCCGAGCAGATAGCTCAGATGTCATACGATAAGTACGGCAAAAGTCTTTGCTGGGACTGTTCACTGGCAGAAAAACAGAAGATCGAAAGCAGAAAAGCACCCGATGCATTAGGAGGTAACGCATGAAAACAACAAAAATCAAGATCAAAAACTTATTTGGCATATCGGAAACCGAGCTTGACGGACAGTCGGTTGAGATAACCGGTACGAACGGCGCAGGCAAGACATCTGTAATTGATGCTATACGCTATGCGCTGACAAACCGCTCCGACCGCTCTTTTGTTCTCAAAAAGGGTGAGAATGAGGGCGAGATCATCATAGAAACCGACAGCGGATTGTACATAGACCGCAAGAAGAGAAGCGGACAGGCAGATTACAAGTCTATCAAGGAAGGCGGACGTGATGTTCCTGCTCCCGAAAGTTTCTTGCAGTCGATATTCACGCCACTGCAGATAGATCCTGTCAAGTTTATCGCTCTCCCCGAAAAAGAACAGAACAGAATAATCCTTGATATGATAGATTTCGACTGGGATCTGAGCTGGATAAAGGAACAGTTCGGTGAGATACCGAGCGGCGTTGATTATCAGCAGAACATTTTACAGGTACTATCAGACATTCAGAGCGATCACGGCGATTATTTCATTGAAAGACAGGATATTCAGCGTGAAATGCGCCATAAGCGGGCGTTCATCGAGGATATAGCAAAAGACATACCCGAACATTTTGACGCTGAAAAATGGGACAAATATGATGTTGGCGGCGTATATGCAAAGATAACGGAAGCACAGCGCAACAACAATCTTATCGACCGTGCAAGAGCTTTTATGGACAGCTATAACAACAAGGTAAGGGGCTATGAGGCTGAGAAGGAAATAGAGCTTTCTAATGAAAAGAGCCGTATTTCTGCCGAAAAGGAAAGCCTTATCGCTGAGATTGAGCGCAAAAAGGCGGAGATAAAGGCGGCTGAGGAGAAGCTCGGTACATTCGATACAATCTATGCAGATAAGCTGGCGGTCGCTGAAGCTACCTACCGTGAAAAGATAGCAAAGCTTGACGGCGATATGAAAACAGCGCAGGACTGCCTTTCAAAAGAGCGGATAGACACATCAGCGCTTGAAGCTGAGGTAAAGACAGCAGAAGCGATGAAAAAGCATCTGAACGAATATAATCGTATGGTTAATATGGAATCAGAGGTCAAGGCGCTAAAAAACAAGGCGGACAAGCTGACAGAGAAGATAGAGCTTGCACGCAGTCTGCCGGGTATGATACTTGAAAATGCAACGATACCGATCGAAGGTTTTACAGTTGAAAACGGCATACCTCTTATTCACGGCTTGCCTGTCAGCAATCTTTCCGAGGGTGAAAAACTGAATCTTTGCATTGATGTTACCGTTTCAAAGCCTAATGCTTTACAGCTGATACTTATTGACGGCACAGAAAAGCTCAGCACCGAGAACAGACAGCATCTGTACGAAAAGTGCAAGGAAAAAGGCTTGCAGTTTATCGCTACAAGAACAACAGACGGAGAGCTGGAGGTAAACTACTTATGATAGAAGTAAACTCGGAAAACTATTTCAGCCCTGAGATGAACAGAAAGTACATGGGCTCATCTCAGTTCAAGGCATTTAAGAAATGCGAAAACTCGGCACTGGCTGAACTTAACGGAGAGTACGAGAGAGAGGTTACAACTTCTCTACTTGTCGGCTCTTACGTTGACGCACACTACGAGGGGACGCTCGACATTTTCAGAGCGCAACACCCTGAGATATTCACACGAAACGGAGATCTGAAAAGCGAATACAAGCACGCAGAAACTATGATACAGCGTGCAGAAAGAGATGAGCTGTTTTCAAGGTATATGGCAGGCGAAAAGCAGGTTATCTTCATCGGTGAGATAGCCGGTGTGCCGTATAAAATCAAGGTTGACAGCTATCATCCGGATAAAGCGATAGTTGATCTGAAATGTGTTAAGGACTTTGACGAGGTATATAACTCTGAGTTTGGAGCATGGCAGCATTTCATTGATTACTGGGGCTATGACATACAAGGTGCGATCTATCAGGAAATCGTAAGGCAGAATACAGGCAAAAGCTTGCCGTTCTATATAGCGGCGATAACGAAACAGAAGCCTGAGCCCGACTTGCAGTTATACTACATACCGCAGGAAAATCTTGACGAGGCGCTCTTTACAGTAAGGACCTTATCGCCACGTTACAAGATGATAAAGGAAGGTAAACTGACACCTCTGAGGTGTGAAAAGTGCAATTACTGCCGTCACACTAAGGTGCTTTCGGAGATCATAAACTACAGGGACGAGATAATCGACAGTAATATCGAGGACATGGAGGACTAAATGTACAACAAGGCAATTCTTATGGGGCGTATCGTAAACGACCTTGAACTTAAAACCACGCCGTCAGGCGTATCTGTGCTGTCGTTCAGAATAGCGGTTGACCGCAGATTTCAGACAAAAGGCGAAGAAAAAAAGACCGATTTTCTTAACATTGTTGCATGGCGTAACGAAGCGGAATTTATATCAAGATATTTTGCTAAGGGACGTATGATACTCATTGAGGGCGAAATTCAGACGAGAAGCTATCAGGACAAGAACGGCAATACAGCATACGTTACCGAAATAGTTGCTGACCGTTCGACATTCACGGGTGAGAAGAAGGATAGCAGTTCTTCCGGTACGACAGGTTATACGCCCGCACCTGCGGCTGCTTCGTATAATGCACCGGCAAGCTCGGCAGTAGTAGCACCCGATGACGATGATGATTACCCGTTCTGATGAGGTAGCTATGAGTTTTGATAAAAAGACATTTATGAAAACCGTCACCGTTATCTATGATACAAGGGAGCAGCAGAACAAACACATTATTGACAAGCTCGGCGAATGTGGAATAATGACGGAAAAAAGGAAGCTCGATTTCGGCGATTATTCGTTTATGGCAGAGGGCAGGGACTTTTCCCTGTCTTGTGCTGTAGAACGAAAGGCGAATGTAGACGAGATATATAACAACATTATGCAGGACAGGTCACGCATAGAAAAGGAAATGAGCGCCGCTTCACAGCTTGCAAACGGTTTTACGTTGCTTCTTGAAAATGTAAGCTCGTGGGGTGCGTTAAAGTCCTATCAGGTGCCTAAATGGCAGATGGATATGTCGCCACAGCGAAAGAATAAGGATATAGGTGCCAATGTCTATGCCACGCTGAAAGCGTGGAGCAGTGCAAGCAGATACGGTTTTTCCGTTGAATTTGTAGAAGATCCGAAAGACACGGCAGGCAAAATGCTTGAGATATTCTATTACTACTGGCGCAATTACAAAGAACTGACGCAGGCTCGGAGGTGATCTGATGGCTGATATTGAGGGCGGTTACATAAAGCTGTACCGCAAGATGACTAAGTGGCAATGGTACTCAGACGAGGTAATGTTCCGAGTGTTTATGCACTTGTTATTGACGGCAAATTACGAGCCTGCATACTGGCGGGATGTGAAAATTGAACGAGGGCAGACGGTCGTAAGTCTTGCAAAATTGGGCGCAACGCTGAATTACAGTAAAGATACAGTTTTGAAGGCACTTAAACGTCTGGAAAGCAGCGGAGAAATAACACGCCGACCGACCGCTCGATACACCATTGTTACTATATCTAACTACAATGAGTATCAGGATAAGCCGACCGATAACCGACCGCTGACCGACCGACAACCGACCGCTGACCGACCGACAACCGACCGCAGAGTCGACCCGCTTAAAGAAGTAAAGAAGAATAAGAAGAATAAAGAAGAAAAAGAAGAAAAAGAAGCGGTACGCTCCGCTTCCGGTTCGCAGGAGCAAAATCTGATTGACCTGTACGGTATCGAGGCAACGGAGAAGTACAAGAAAAGATTTCGTGACTGGGCAGAGAAGAGAGGCAAGCAGAACCTTGATTGCGTAACGACAATTGCCAAATGGATGGAGCAGGACAACGTACCGAGAAAAAAGGCTGAGGTAAACGATGGAGGAACTCATACGAATTTCAGGCCAAGCGAATGGTGACAGCACTAAGCACGGACCGATATACACGAGCAAGGAAGTAATGGAGCTGGGGATACCGAGCGACGAACCCATACCGGAACCGAAGACGTGTAAATACTGCGGAAAGACGCTGTACCACGAATGTATTGTTATTGCAGGCAAAGCTCTTGTATGGTGGCTGAACCAACCGCAAAGGTGTGACTGCGAAAAAGCAGTCGAGTTCTGGAAGCGATGGGACGCTAAGCAGGAAGAACTGCGGAAGGCACAGGCTATTGCAGAAGAACAGGAACAGAAGCGCCGGAAGATAGAGGCTATACTCGGCAAATCGGGCATCAAGCAGCGATTTCTTTCGAGGACATTTGAAAATTTTGCTGTGAACAACGAGAACCGCAAGGCATACGAAACAGCAAAAGAATATGTTGACAACTGGCAGGATAACAAAGATAACGGTAGAGGACTGTATCTTGAGGGAACTTGCGGAACAGGAAAGACGCACCTTGCCGTAGCTATTGCACTGAAGCTGATAAATCAGGGCGTGCCGGTTATCTGCAAGACGTCTATCGATCTGCTTGCCGATATAAAGCAAAGCTATGAGTATGACAGCACAGTGAACGAAGAAGAGGTACTGACTGCATATAAGACGGCTGATTTGCTGGTGATCGACGATTTGGGTAAGGAACGGGCTACCGAATGGTCCGTGCCTATCCTGTACCGGATAATCAATGACAGATACGAAAATATGCTGCCAACGATCATAACCACAAATTATAACACCGATTCTCTGATAGAAAAATTGACGGTGAGCGGTGACAGGGAAACGGCGGAAGCAATCATAAGCAGATTTAAAGGCAGTGCTTCCTGCGTTACTATGGCGTGGGAGGATTGTAGGAGGAAAAAATATGACTGAAGAAGAAATCTTGAACGAATGTAAGGAAAGGTTTGCTGCTCATAAGGCAACTTTAATACAGGACACTGACCGCTATATGATTATTGATTGGCGCAAAGCCGATGGAAGTATCGACTATTACGTTAATTACATTCTCGACAAAAAAAGAGGCAACCTGATAATAAGCGGCGACTTGGGAGATTGCATTGCAACGTGGTACAATGCGGTCAGTCCCAGACAAATGAGAAGCTATCTCAAAGATGTTCATTACTTCACAAGCAAATTTCAGTGTTCGACCGATAAATATATCTACGATCCGGACAGTGCTTTCGAAGACATCAAATACCACCTGAAAGACTACATGAAATTAGAACTCGAAGAACTGTTGAATGCCTGCAGAAAGCATTTATGGTATTCCGTTGATACAGAAGAAGAACTCTGGGACGCTGTAAAATCGGATATAGATGAGAATTGGTTTTCGGATACCAAACCGCATTATTCGACAGATATGACAAACTTTTTACAAGAACTGTACTATGAGTATTATGAGTGGCTTTATGACTGCGGAAGTAGTATAGATATGCGTGTGTATCTATGGGCAGTCGGTTATGAAATGGCTTATACACAGCTGGAATGTGCAAGAGAGAAAGAGGAGGAAAAATGAAAGCTGTATTAAAATATCCCGGCGCAAAGTGGCGAATATCCGAATGGATTATCTCACATTTTCCCGAACATAAAGTATACTGCGAGCCGTTTTTCGGCAGCGGAGCAGTATTTTTCAACAAACCGCAAACCTACATAGAAACGATAAACGATATAGACGGGAATATCGTAAACCTTTTTAAGGTGTGCAGGGATAACCCGGAGGAACTCGCACGGCTAATAGAATTTACGCCGTTTGCCAGAGAAGAATTTGAGAATTGTTACGATAAATCGGATGATTCCATAGAACAAGCTCGGCGAACGCTCGTGCGGTATCATCAGTCTTTCGGAACGAGCAACAGCAGTAAAAAGTCGTGGAGAAATGTTCAGACCTACGGAGGGCCGAGAACAGCAACCATGTGGAACTATCTGCCCGGAAGAATATCGGAGATTTGTGCAAGGCTTAAAGAAGCACAGATTGAAAATATCGACGCAATAGAGTTAATACGGCGCTACAACGATGAAAATACGCTTTTATATTGCGATCCGCCCTATCTGCAGAGCCTTAGAAGGAAAAATATGTATTCATGCGAATTGTCGGAGGAGTACCACATAAATCTGCTGAGTGTACTTAAAGAAAGCAAGTCCAAAATCGTGTTGAGCGGGTACGATAGTCAGCTGTACAACTCAATGCTTTCAGGGTGGAATACCGATGAGAAGCAGACAACGGCTCAGATGGGTAAACATCGAGTAGAAAAAATATGGTTTAATTTTTGAGAGGAGGACGCAGAATGACATTATCAGATTTAGAAAAATACCGTGCAAATTGTGAGCTGCTTGAATGTATAGACAGGCAACTCGGCAAGAAAAAAGTGCTGATAAGTACTCAGGGTTCAGCGGGACCGCCGGCATATCAGCTTGTGACAAAAAAAGACGAAGGTTATATACACGGGCTTGGTACTGTATCGCTTCTTAATGAGAAAAGCCGTATAGAAGCCGAAAACGAGAAAATATGTGCTTTTATAGACGCAATACCGGTCAGACGATTTCACAAGGCGCTGAAGCTGTATTGCATAGGCTGTGGATCTAAGACGTTTACATGGGACGAGGTTGCAGGTATGTGTGATGAAACGAGCGGAGAATCATTACGCAAGGCATTAGACAGATATTTCAAAGAATTGTCCGCTGATGTCCGTTAATGTCCGCAAATGTCCGTTAATGTCCGCCATTGTCCTATTGATGTCCGAAATCAAGTGTGCTAAAATTAGAATGGGAAAACTACAACAATAAGTTTTCCTCCTGAACCCCGGCACTCAAACGGTGTCGGGTATTCTTATACCCAAAAGAAAGGACGGTGTACCGCCAATGACCGAAAGACAGAAGAAATTTGCCGAATATTACGCTCAGTGCGGTAACGCCGCTCAGAGTGCGATACAGGCAGGATACAGCAAAAAGTATGCAAATACTAATGCTTCAAAATTACTACAAAATACTACAATTACGGAATACATAAAACAGCTCACCGAAGACGCCCAGACTGCACGCATAATGACCGCAAGAGAACGGCAGGCGACACTTTCCGATATAGCTAAGGATAAGCAGAACGAGCTGTCGGACAGAATACGGGCGATAGATACGCTGAATAAGATGACGGGGGAGTACACGCAGAAGATCAGTATTGACGGAGATGTGGGAGTGAAGATAGTTGACGACTGTTAAGCTCAGCGACATTATAGCACCCTCGTTCTACGATCTGCACAAGGATATAAAGGCAGACAGGCACACGCATTACTGGCTCAAAGGTGGACGAGGCTCGACAAAATCATCTTTTGCATCAACGGAAATTCCGCTCGGTATGATGAAAGATCCTATGGCGAATGCGGTCGTTATCCGAAAAGTCGGCCTATATCTGAAAGACAGCGTGTATGAACAGCTCCTGTGGGCGATAGAAAGGCTCGGCGTGTCGCACTTATGGCAGTGCAGGCAGTCACCGCTTGAGCTTGTCTACACGCCGACAGGACAGCGTATTTTATTTCGTGGCGCAGACAAGCCGAAAAAGCTGAAATCTACCAAAGTCAGAAAGGGCTATATCCGCTATGTGTGGTATGAGGAGGCGGACGAGTTCGGCGGTATGGAAGAGATACGCACTATCAATCAATCCCTGCTCAGAGGCGGTGCGACATACACCGTTTTTTACACGTTCAATCCGCCAAAATCACAGCGGAACTGGATAAACAGCGAGGTGCTTGTTCCCCGTTCGGACAAGATAGTGCATCACAGCGACTATCGTTCTGTGCCGGCAGAATGGCTCGGAGAACAGTTTTTGATTGAAGCAAAGCACCTTGAGCAGACAAAGCCGGAGCAGTACAGGCATGAATATCTCGGAGAGGTGACAGGCACCGGTGCGGAGGTATTTACGAACATTACTATCCGTCCTATTACGGACGAGGAAATAAAGTCATTCGACCATATCAAGCGTGGTATAGACTGGGGTTACGGCGCAGATCCGTTTGTATATATAACAGCTCATTTTGACAGCAAGCGAAACAGGCTGTTTATTTTTTACGAATTTTTCAGGTGCGCCGCAAAGTATGACGTTATTGCAAATGCAATCCGCAAGGAGAATACACAAAACGGTACTATCATTGCCGAATCCGCCGAGCCACGCTCAAACGACGAGCTTCGGGACAGGGGTTTTCGCATACGAACGGCAGTCAAAGGCCCCGGAAGCGTTGAGCACGGTATAACGTGGCTTCAGAATCTTGAAGAGATTATTATTGACAGTACACGTTGTCCGAATGCCGCCCGTGAGTTCAACGAATATGAACTTGACCGTGACAGCAGGGGAGAACTGAAAGCGGATTTCCCCGACAAGAACAATCACACCATAGACGCTATCCGTTATGCCCTTGAGGACTATATCGGCAGGAAGATAGTGAAATCAACGCTCAGCAAGCGGAAATTAGGCATTTATTAAGGAGATTTTATGATAACATCACCGATTTTCACAACGGACAAAACGGCGGAGATGATAACGCCGAAAATAGCACGGGATTACATAGAAAAGCACGATAAGTACGAAATGCCACGCCTTACGATGCTGGATAATTACTACTGCGGCAGACAGCACATCTGCGACAGACGTAAAAGTGACGATATGCTGTGCAACAACCGTGTTATGATAAACCACGCCGCATATATCGCAAAGTTTACATCTTCGTATCTGATAGCTACTCCTGTTTCTTACAGCGGTAAAGATGATACGGATATTACGGCAATAACCGACTGCCTTTCTTATGCCGACAGCAGTACGCAGGACGCAGACCTTGCACTCGACGCCGCAATATTCGGCAGAGCCTACGAACTTATCTATATGGACGCTGACAGCCGTCCGAAGTTCGCCCGTATTACTCCGCTGTCCGCATTTGTCGTTTATGATGATACTGTGGAGCAAAATCCCGTATTTGCCGTGTATTATTATCCCGTTTTTGAGCCGGGCAACAGCACGCCTGAGTGCTTCAAGTGTCAGCTTATGACCGATACGATAACGCAGGACTTTGAGCTTACAAGCAACTTCGGACTTAAATCGGAGGGCGAGGCAGTACCGCACTATTTCGGCAAAGTGCCGCTGAATGAGATCTATAATGACGGTCAGCAACAGGGCGATTTTGAGCAGGTCATAAGCCTTATTGACGCATATAACACGTTGCAGTCAGACAGGGTTAACGACAAGGAGCAGTTCGTTGACAGCCTGATGTACATCAAAGGACAGATACTCGGTGAAACAGACGATGAAAAAGCGGAAACTTATAGCGATATTCAGCGCAACAGGGTCGTAGAGCTGTCGCAGGACGGCGAAATAGGCTTTCTGACACGGCAGTTTGATGAAGCAAGTGTGGAAGTGCTGAGAAAGAGTATTGTTACCGATATTCACAAGATTTCGGGCGTGCCTGATATGTCGGACGAAAGTTTTGCAGGGAATGCTTCGGGTGTTGCCATGAAGTACAAGCTATTGAACCTTGAGCAGATTACCAAGACGAAAGAGCGGTATTTTACAGAAGGCTTACGTTACCGCCTTGAGTGCCTTTCCAACATAATCAGTATAAAAGGCGGTCATATCGACCCGAAGCTGATAGACATAACCTTTACACGCTCACTTCCTCAAAATGAGCTTGAATTATCTCAGGTGGTGGCAACGCTTGACGGTAAAGTACCGCAGGAAACGCTGCTCTCGCTCCTGCCGTTTGTTAAAGATCCTCAGAGTGCCGCTGAAGAACTCCGACAGCAGAAGCAGGACGCTATAGCGGCACAGCAGCAGATGTTTATGAACACACCGCTTGCAAGGGGTGAAAGCAATGAAGAATCCGAGTAAGAAATACTGGGAGGACAGAGCCGCAGGGCGAATGGTAAGCTACACGGCAAAAGCGGAAAGCACCGCCGATACGCTCGGTAAGGCTTATTACGCGACAGCACGGTATCTGCAAGGCGAGGCAAATGACGTTTTTAATGCCTTTACAGATAAGTTTGAACTGAGTATTGCCGAAGCCGAAACAATGCTCAAAAACGCACCGAATAAGTCTATGTTTGAACAGATGAAGACCGCTCTTGCTGCCTGCACCGATGAGCAGAAGAAACAACAGCTTGAAACACTGTTATCATCGCCTGCATACGCCCACAGAATAGGGCGGTTGAATGATCTTGACAGCAAGATAAGTGATATGTGCTCACGCCTTGCAAACGCCGAAATAGGCGTTGATACAGAGCATCTGGGCGATATAATTCAGAGTGCGTATATGCAGACGGTTTTCGATGTGACGAAGGGTGCGGATTACCGTGCGGCTTTTGATTTAATTCCCGAAAGCCGTGTGAAAGCTATTCTGTCTACTAACTGGAGCGGTCAGATGTTCTCCCAGCGTGTCTGGGATAACACAAACGCACTTGCAGACGGGCTGAAGCACGATATGCTTGTGGGCATTATGGCAGGAAAGTCCGAGCAGCACATGACGGACGATATAATGAGCCGTTGCGGTGTCGGCGCTTTCGAGGCACGCAGGCTTGTCCGAACGGAAACCACCTGCGTTGCGAATATGGCGGAGCTGTATGGCTACAAGGAGCTTGACATTGACGAATACGAGTTTTCCGCCTGTCTTGACAGCCGCACAAGCAATCTATGCCGTGAGCTTGACGGTAAGGTGTTCAAGCGTAACAGTGCACAGGCAGGTGTAAATCTTCCGCCTATGCACCCGTTCTGCCGTTCTACAACGCTTCCTGTTCTGCCGAGCGAGGAGGATCTTGATAAAGAGCTTGCCGAACTGGGCGATGAGATAGGCGCAGATGTTGACTTTGACGAGTGGGAGCGGAACTTACAGCAGGGCGAGGACGGCAAGTGGCGGTACGTTGCAGGAAGTGCGGGTAAAGTCAAAGCGGATAAACCGATGAGGTTTGCGGGGGATGGTGTTGATTATATGTCAAAATCATTCAGACCTGATTATTCTGATAGTACGCCTATTTCCTTTAGCACGTCCGATGGAATCAAAAATATTGAAGTGAAAAAAGTCACCAATAGCCAATTTGATATGGTAACAGATAACGCTAATCGCAGGAATAAAGCTGTAAGGCTTGCAGAAAAGAATTTAAAAGCCGTTAAGAAAATGTTACCGGAAGGCTATGTAATGCCCAAAGTTGCTGTCGTAGATTTTGATAAGTGCGGTTTAAATGTTCAGGCAATAGGCGGGTACGATAAAGAAACAGGCATATTGTATCTGAACAGCAAATATAACACATCCGGTAAGATTTTAGACTTTGTAAATGAAAAAGCGGGGTATTTTGCTAATAATACAGAATTTGCTCCAATTTTGCATGAACTTGGGCATAAATATTATGAGGACTGCGTGAAATCCCTTGCAATTTCAGAAAATATGGAGTATAATAAAGCAAAGAATATAATCGATAGCAAGCTATATGATTATGTTCATTCCAAAAATAACGATGGTTTGTTTTTGAAGAAAAACATAAGTTGTTATGCAGATGACGGATTCTATAACAAAAAATATACTGAGATTGTTGCAGAATGCTTTTCTGCGCAAAAAGAAAATATCTTTGCGAACGAAATTATAAACATACTTAGAGGTGATGGCATATGATGATTAAATTTACGAAAGAACAGGTTGAATTATACGATAAACTAGAAAAAACAACCGACACCGACGAAATAAAAAAAATTAGGAAACGACTCCACGAAATATCTATTGAACGTGACAAAGAACTAGAGAATTGCCCTTTTGTTCATTAATTTGTTACTTGACTTTTATGTGTTTAACCGCCCACAGCAGTGAGCGGTTTTCTTATACCCGTGTGCAATTGATTGCACTTGATTTTAACTTGCATAGTACGCACTAACGATATAACAAACGGCTTT